AAACACCACTTCCATTTACACTTGCTCCAGTAAATTCTACGTTGGCAAAATTAGAACCAAGAACGTCAATACCACTTGTTATAGTAACTCCTGTACTTCCCGTCGGTATACTTAATACCGTAGCATCAGCATCGTTTTTCACTGTAAAATCACTGGTGCTTCCTTGCCCTGTAAGTATTAACCCTTCTGCAGATGTATACCCTATTGCCGCATTATCACCTGCCGCTGTATCACCATCTGGCTCAAAAGTTGACGCGGTTGCGACATTGGTTATATCCATTGACGTGCCATTTAGCTCGCCACCAGAGCCATAAATAACTGCTTTACTGTTGACAATAGAGCCAGCACTAGAGCCATCGACTAAATTTAATTCAGCGGTGGTGCTTGTAACGCCGTCAAGGATGTTTAGTTCAGCAGTGGTACTTGTTACGCCATCGAGAATATTGATCTCGGCAGTTGTACTTGTAACTCCATCAAGTATGTTTAATTCAGCCGTTGAAGCAGTAACCCCGTCTAAAATGTTTAACTCAGCGCCAGTTGACGTTACCGCCGTAGAACCTAAAGTTAATTGATTATCTGGCACAATTAAGCCAGCCGCGCCATTTAGAATTAAATCATCGACTGAAGTATCCCAGGTGACATTGGCAGACGCCGTATCACCATAAAGAATCACGTCGTAACCTTGATCATTTGCACCAACGGTTACGGTCGAATTAAGCTGAGTGGCTCCTGCAACTGTTAGCGAACCGCCAACGCTTGCCGCTGCAACTAAAGTACATAATCCAGCGCTATCGATTGTTACTTGGAGAGTCGGGCTGTCGCCATCACTTCCATCATTAGTGTAAATTTGTAACTTGCCTTTTTGGTCGTCACTCGAACCATCATGCGAACCAATGATCTTAACTAGCGTGGATTCTTCGGAACCTGACTGTAAACCTTTCCACTGGATAGTGCTTTCGCGCCCACCATCTGAATCTTCTGCGGTGCTGTTGCTTAAAGTTACCGAAGGGCTGGCGTTAAACACAAATATATTATCGCCACTAGCAGAAGTTGCTGACGCACCTACTAGTTGGAATTTACTGTTAGTCGCGTCATAAGCAACCAGGTAAATACCGCCTGCCTGTATTTGGCCAGCGGCTAATGCAGATTGCGTGTTATTAACGATTGCCACCGCACCGACTGAATCGATGTTTAAAGTTGCCGCACCAGTGTTGGCGTGATTAGCTCTAAACATGTACGCATCGCCCTGGGCATACGCGGTCACTGTTCGAGCTGCCGCTAATACATAAGCATTAGAGCTGCCTGTTGTGCTTTTAGTGCCGTTGATGTCCTCATACCAGCGTTTGACTCTGGCGAACGATTCACGCCAGCTATTATTGACCCCAGATGGGGCCATGTTCTCAGGCATACCATTTGGACTTGCCGAGTTGTTATCATCAGCTGTGACTGAATAATCTTTAATTTCTGCCATTGTTACGTACCTAATGCTTTATAGTTGCTGTACAAATCCATCAAACCGCCAGCTATACCAATTCCACCACCAATATTTCTCATGGTCTTATCCGCATAATCGGGCTGTTGCATAACACTAGTACCGCCAAAATTGCCAGTGATTGCATTTTGATAATCTTGCAAGGCTCTTGTCGGTCTGGTTTGATCAAACATATATTGATTGTATTGGTCGGCTAATTGATTTTGCGCCTGCTCATCGCGCATTTTACCAGCGCCTAATAGTTGGCTTGCGTCAAAATAATTAAGGTTAGCCATGCCTGGTATTTTGCCCATCGCCGAATCTTGTCGGCCTCTTTCGGTCGCGTAATTTTGGCCATAAACATTGGTTGCAAGGCGTCCTAAAGAATCGCCTAGCTCACGTTGCGAATTAGCCATCATGTTTTGATATAACCCTGAACCAAAACGACCTTGCGCATCTGCATTAGCGCCAATAGACGGCGCAACCGCTTCACGATAGTTTCGTGTGACATTATCAGCTGCTTGGTTATACATTTGGTCTAAGTAAGGATTTGAGTTTAAAAAATCGCCTGACAATGTCTGCCCTAGTAAGTTTTGGCCTATACCAATATTTGGGCTACCAGCCATTGCGGTGTTTTGTATGTTTTGCAACGCGGTTTCGGTTGGTGCACTAAAATCTGCGAATTTTGATTGCCCAAAACCTTTTGGACCACCAGTTTCATAAAGTCTGCGTGCTTCTGCAAAACTTTCGTCTAAATACGGTCGTTGGCCGGCATAGGGGGATGTTGTTGCGCTGGTTGTGATCATGCCTGGCGCGTTCATGTTAGTTGCACCCATATTCAATGGGTTTAAATTCGGTCGATAATTGGCGTATTCGAGGGCCATGTCATACTCCCATAAAAGGATTATAAAAAGAACGATAGTCGATTGGTGTAAATTCCATCGGCGTAAAGCCTAATTCATACGGCATCCTTGGACGCCCTGTTACTGCTGGCGCTTTTGGCATTTCAAAAGGATTGCCGCTTGAGCCTGCGGTTGCAGTTGCAGTTTCATCAGGAAAAAACTCGCTAGCCGCGCCTAGCGCGAGCTTGGTTGCTTCAAATGGATTGTCTTTTATTTTGTCAAAAATAGAATCGTTAGGAAGTGTGCCAAGCGATTCAAACGCAGGATCTATAAATGCGCTGTAATCGGGCTGTTCTACAAAAGGATTATTAACATTAAACTGACCTTCGCCGAACAATGAATCAACTGTTGGGTCAGGAATTGTTGGCGCAGTAAATGTGTTATTAACTAAAGTCGTTGGATTAATATTATTTTGTAATGTGGCCTCTGCCGTACCGCCTTCAGGAAACAAACTATTTGTTAATCCTTCCTCGGCTGTTGGTATTGGCAAACTGTAATCAGGACTAAAACCTTGACCTGGTGCCGTTGGGCTTAATGATGTTGTTGAGGCCGGTATATCGACAGTCGGCGGTATTACTAGTGAAAAGCCTGGCACACTACTCGTTCCAACATAATTAAATGGATTAGACGTTGGAGGAACAAAAGAATCATTGGTTAAATTTGTACTGACGGATGAGCCATCAGGAAATAATGGATCTGGTATATCAGCTGTTGGGTTTAAATAATCTGTTGTTGGTATTTCTGGCGCATTGCCTAAATATGTCGTTCCAGCTGTTAAACCCATTGATAACGGATCAAAATCTGTTCGCAAACCAGTGGTCAGTGTATTTCCAGCCGTCACCCCGAAACGACCTGCGGCAGTTGTAGGATTGAAACCGCCACCACCTACAAACGCTTGGCCTGCATTAAGCGCAATTTCCCCAGGGCTTTTCCCTTGTGCCGCTCCAATACCTGCGGCTGTCGCCATTCCTAAATACGGATTTATAATTGTTGCGCCAGCTGTTAAAACTGGTGCTACAAATCGATCAAATATTGAGCCTGGTTTATTTTGAAATTTGTTTCCTGTATAGCGACCGCCGTAATCAAAAGCATCGAACGCCATACCAGCTGGCATAGCGTCGGTAATTTGGCCTGTTTTTATATAATTTTCATAAGCCGCCGCCGCTTCTGGGCCATAGCGATCACGCGAGCCACCGCCTTGCGGCCCTAAAAAGTCCTTCATGCCGTTCCAGATAGACTTATTGCCACCCATCTTAGCTTCTGACTCAGGAATGGGGCTTTCAGACCAAGGTTTTACACCTTCGGCATACTGTCCATAAGTTTCCCAAATGTCCTGAAAGCGGTCTGTCACGTTGTTTAAATCGACCCCGTAGTTTGTCGCCCCTAACCCAACCATGTTGTATGGAAGTTCTTTTGCGTCAAATTGCCCAGGCTTAACATACCATGCCGAGTTTTCTACATAATCGGGTAAGTTCCACAGTGCCGTATCAGAAAATCCAGCAGAGCGTAATTCATTTTTTTGATCTTGTACCTCACGACTGTCAGGCACATAATCTTCGTGCGACATTAGATTAGGCACTATGTTTTCTAAAGTCGGATCTGTTTCAAACGGATTGCCTAAACTTAAAGCGTTGTTTTGAGCTGTTTTATAAGCCTCAAGTTCATCCAAATCGTACTCGTTTACCTTGTTATAAGTTTCTAACCCTTGATTATAACCGGCCATATAATCGGAATTAGATGAAAAATTTTCATTGACAGGAATACCTTTTTGCCCAGCGATACGACCAAGTTGTTCTATGGTTAGCATTTTATCTAAGTCCTTTCGCTGCTATGTTGGCTCGAACACCAAGTGCATGATCAAAACCACCGGCAATATCAACTCGAAATCGCATATAACGCGCACTCTTTCTTAAATTGTGTTGCCCTGTGGCGCTATTAACCGTCACACCCGACGAATAGGTTATGTCTGAGTTTTGATTGGCTCTAGTGGCCACATAGACGGTATTAGTAGCGGTTGAGCCTTCAACTAACGGCAATACGTTGTTGCACGTTAAAATGTTAGTGTTTTCGCTTCCCACTTCCTCACTTTCTAGGCGTGCAGTCAGCGCTGTTCCAGTAAAATCGCCTGATTTATGGCTGGTATTAAAGCCATATAAACCAGCCGCACCGCCTTTCCATAAGTCAGAATCAAGCGATGCTGGCAAACTGTCGAGTGTATAAGTCGTGCCACCCACCGAATCTAACGAGTCCATCGTGTAACCTGGCGATAAGCCATCAAATATAATTTCTGTATCGATTACCGCATAACCCCAGCGCCCTGACTTCCAATCGTAAATCAACAGTTCATCATTACCCGATGCGCCGTTAGCATACGACCAGACTACTTTGGAGTTTGCGGGATCGATTGCAGATGAAATGGTGTAATAACTTTCTTTATTAACGCGGTCTAAGAACCAGCGATCAACCTTTTGGTCACCTATTGGTGTTGTGCCTTTTCCAATGTCGTAACGCTGAAAGCCGGACTCGGATAAAAAGAAAACACTATTACCGTAACGCACCACAGAACCCTCAGAAGGCGTGCCAATCCCGACCGAAACCTCATTAAACGACCAAACTAAAGGCGGCCCCTCGTAACGCATTTCCCATATTGAGCGCTCTTGAAATATCACGCCAATATCACCGCCAGTAATCGCCATTATTTTGCCGCCGTTACCGACTAAATCCTGAAAATCACTTTGTGTACTAGGGACAGTCCCCCAACTCGTTTCGTTATTTTGGCCTGACCATTGAACCCTAGTTGGATGCTCAGTGGAACCACTTAAAATATCACCAAGCACAACAAAAGAGCGCACGCCTGTAATAAAACGAGCCTTTGGGGGACTTCCACCGAGATCGGCAAAAGCAGACGTGCCGTCAATCGGGCCTATCTGAATATTATCTGCGTAATTGGTCGCAATTACTTGCGTTCCAAACTTTAAAAAATTCCAATTATCAAGCGTGTCATTGTTATAACCGCCCGATTTTGATTTATCAGTCCAAGTGCCACCATCATATCGATATAACTTAGTCGCATCACCGGCAAACATGCGCACATTTGCGTCGCCATCAATCATTGCAACCGCGCCCCTAGCTTTATCGCTTAACGCTGTTGAATCAGTAGCAAGTGAACCCCAACTGCGAAAGCCTGTGCCATGCGGTTGTATGTTCTGCGCTTCCGTCACGCCTGGCGAAGACAAAGCAGCTTGATCGGGCAACCACTCGCCAAATTTTAAAGTTGTTGGTTTTATCATGGGTTAATTGAATCCGTTTTTACGCTAATTGGCCCTTGATTAACCCGCCCTTGCCGATACGTTTCAGATGCAGACCAGGCAGCAACCTTGTATTGGTCTAACCAATCTTTTGAGGTTGCATCGTCTTGAGTAAAACGAAACGCATGAAATAAAGCAGCCGCTAAATACACATCGGGATAGTCCGTTAATATCCAGTTTGTAGTGTTCGACGCGCTTAATGGGGTAACTTTTGGAAAATAACTTAGCTCGTAGGCGTAAGTTGAGTCTGGCGTGCGGTCAAACTCTATCTTATCTGATATGGTGTACCACCTGGGCAAACCAGCCGCATCACGTTGATAAATGCTTAACTGCGTTGGATCGACGTAACGTATTACACCTGTCACCCCATTTGAGGTTAATGTCAGTCGGTACGAGTCCAAATAATCAGCAGGTAAATCAAGCGTATTAGCTGAAGTTGAAAGCGAGCCTGACAATCGCGTGATGTTACCTCGAACGCCACCAATCTCCGGCAAACGCGGCAATGATGGCGCACGTTTTAGATAGGTTTCAGCGAGATCAATAAAATTATCAATGTAACTGGTTAAATCATCTCGCGCAGTCCAATCGGCAATGGCTGTTTTTAATTCACTGTATGTCGAGATTGCCATGCTTTTCGTTTCTCCGTTATGTTATTTAAGACCAACTCAACGTGTACCGAGTCGCCCATCAATTCTAACCAACTGCAATTACCCACCATCGAATCAAACTCTTGAGTCCAGGCCTCGGCGTAATCGCAATCTTTAGTTTCGGGGAAATGCGGTATGCCAGCGGTGTAATGAATCAATTTAGGTTGCTCAATAGGCTTGTCGTAACCTACGGTAAAATTCCATTCGCGAGGCAACTCGCCTACTGATTCGGCCCAACTAAAATCATCAAGAATGTTGGTTTCATTATTAATGTAATCAGCTGTCAATGTTTTGCACTTTTCATTGTTAAACACCATCATCGACGGCCATTCAAACTGATTTGCGCTTTTGACTACCGATACCGCATCATCTGGGTTAATCAATGTCTCTAGCTCGTTAATATCAGCCTGTAACAACATGTCAGCGTCTAGAAACACGCTAATTCCTTGGAAGCCTGATAACGCCGGCACTAAGTAACGAGAATACGTAAAATCGGTTAAACCTGTTCTCGTAATCGGTAATGTCGGCAAAACTAACGGCACAATAGCTAATGGTCTGCTGGTGCGCCTGGTGATTGACCATTGCAACACGTTAAAGGCGACCGGCTGTCTTGGATCTATGCCTATATAAACTCTCATCCGACTTTGACCTCGCCAGTGCGCGTATCGCGTAAACTGTTAATAATTGAGTCTCGAACCGCTAAAACAGCGTTTTCAGTGCCTAACTCTGGCCTGCGGTAAAATTTCACCGACTCCCACCAAGGACAATCGCCTGCAATGCCTTCGTGAAAATGCGGTTGGTCGTGTACTAATACCATTGCTGGCTTGCCTAACGCTCCGGCTAAGTGGTAAATCGTTGTCGGTACCGATACCACCATATCCAAACAATTAACTAATGCTGCTTGGTCGTCGTAATTATTTGACATTGAACCCCAGGGCCAATCATGAATTGTAATGCCGGTTTCTTTTTTAAACTGATCTATTTCTTCGGTGCGGTCTTTATATTCCAAGCTAACAAACGTCGCATCGAGTTCTAATATTGGTTTTAAGTCATGCAGCGTAAGGTTTCTATTTTTCCAACCATCTGACTTGATCGCGCCACCTGTCCAGGCGATGCCGATCTTTGGTTTGTTGTGTCCTTGCGCGGATAACAAACCAGTCCATTGAATTTCTTTTTGTCTGCGAGGCTTTAAGAATTTGCCTCGTGGCTTCATTTCTGCATAAGGCATGAAGCTGGCCATTGATATTTGATGCGTTGCTTTAACACGCCCTTTGAAGTCGCTAAACTGCGCTCCATGCACATCGGAAAACGGAAACGATAAACTGAACAGCGTTTCTAGTTTTGGGTTGCAAACAATTTGCGATGGCGTGATCGGGCACGCTGACATATAGGCTATTTGATCGCCTAACCCTTGTTCGCCGTACACTAAAACGCTAGCGTCTTTCTCGCCTTTCCATTCAGGCAGGCCATAATCTTGCAACTCGCGTTGCGTGGTAGTGCCTAATTGCGATCTGTATAACTTCCACCCTAGCTCCCAATCACGTTCGTGCAATGCAGCAAACGCCAGTGAAGTTTTAGGTTGGTGGTGATCTTCTAACTTGAGCGATAAATTGGCGTAATGCTTGGTTTTTTTAAAGTTATAGCCCTGAACATACGCACTAGCTAATTGTCGATACACAATGGCTTTATTGCTATCCGGCTCGTTCTCAGGCATTAAATCAAGCGCCTGGTGTAAGGTTTTACACGCTTCACTAACTTCTTGTAATACTGCTTGGACAGAACCAAGCAACAACAAATTGCGCCAGGTCTTGCTTTCACTTACCGCCGCCACCGCTATCGGGTACGCATAAGGCGCTTTACCAGCATCAATTAAAAAACGCGCTAATGTTGTCCAGGCTTCGTGATTAGTTGGATCTTGAGAAAGAACCTTTAATAACCCATGACCTGCAAAATCTAAATCGCCGTATTCAATTGCTTTATCGCAATCAGCCAGCAACTCAGACACGTCCTGTACCTGTTCTTAAATACGCCCAATCACGATCGTTTAATAACTTCTTAACCGCAGGCAGGTGATCTTTATTGTATATATCAACGCCTAGCTCTTTCTTCCATTTTAAAATAACGGAATTAGGAACGCTCGCCGCGTGCCACCAGTTGTTTTTAATACCGCGCTGGGCCACTTCATTTAAACCTTTAGCGCCACCATTACCCTGATTCCTAGCAACTTTATTAGCTTCGAGTACTGGCGCCACGTCTTGCACTTCCGCTATAACGGTTTGCTTAGTGTGGTGGTCGTAATCGTGCCAGGTCTGAATACCAGTATCAGCATCGTAATCAAGTAGTCGTTTCATGCGTGAGTTTTAGACTTGTTGCCAAATGTCGCGTTCTTGCCCATTTGAGACATGGTTTTTTTAAAGTTTCCAGTATTTTTCATTGCTTGCTTACCGCTTTTCTTAAAGTTCTTTAATGAACCTTTTTTAGAGTCCGCTTTCATAATTCACCTCGTAGAATAGATAATGGGGGCCTTTCAGCCCCCATCAAGGGACGCGCTACAAATGGAGTTGCAACGCTATTTGCGTAGTGAAACGCAGGGTTATGTAGTCGTGTAGATCTTCCCAGACGCCGCTTCGTTCAATGACGAAAGCGTGTACTCAGAAATAATCATAGACCTGTCTGAGTCACCAGTTTTACTTAGTGCTTCAGTTTGGATAGGTCGCAGATAATCAACACTCCAATAGTCCATATCAAGCGCATAAACATTTACCGCAGACATGAAACGGTTAGCTACAATTTGTAACTGCCCAAAGTCTGAAATGTAAATGTCAGCTGCACCGACGATTGAACCTGGCGCCACTGGGCCATTAGGCTGCACATCTCGGAATTGAGTTCCGATACCTGCAAACGCTGAGGCTAGCTGCTTGTTTGCGCTTCCGCACATAACAACACCAGGATTACCGCCTGAGTTCCAGACAGCCGCTAGACATGCCTTTAACTGTACTTCGCTAAAAGCTGCCGCTGTTCCTGGAGTAGGAGCAGTTGCCGGAGCACCAGAAGTTGTCGCAGGTGTAGTAGTATCTGCACCTGACTGCGCCTGGTTAGTTGATAGCCATGAGCCGATACCTGCTAGTTGTCTAGCTGTACCTGCACCGCCAGCTGTACCGATCTGAAGGCCGGTTAAAGCAACTTCCATATCACGTTTTAGCTCGCGTCCAGATTTTGAGATCTGATAGCTCATTTCATCAGCTCGGCCCGCCGTTGAAACACTTTGCAATGTTCCAGTAACACGAGGCACTTTAGTGCTGATCTGTGTGTAGTTACCTAGACGATTAGTCGCTACCGCTGTATCAGTAGTTGCGTCGTCGCCTTCGATATTAGCGTTTAGTGCTGCCGCCGTTAATGAGTCTGTTTGCCACTCATGAAAGGTTGCTGAAGCGCTACCGCGTTTCGCATTGGACAGAAACGGCGTATCCATAGGCGATATGTCGTAAATAATGTCCGATAAGTCCTCTCTCTCGCCTACTGCGAGGAAAGTTGTAAAAGTACCCGCTGGTGTAGCCATTAGGTTAACTCCTCTATTTACTTAGTCGATGTTTGATCAACGCCGCTGCATCTTCGGTTGAGCCTGATTTACGCAAACTCTTTCTTAACGCGCCTTCTGCGGTGACCGCTTGTTGTGCTTTCGAGCGTTTGGCACCAGGTGTTAAAACCTTAGAACCTAACTTAAGCACTTTCTTTTTAGCTACATCCGTTTTTCTCATAGACTTGTCGTACATCATCGCTTTGTGCGCTAACACAATAGTGCGGTGATCGTAGGAGCTGTCTACGTCTTGCTGGCTGTAACCTTGATCGAGTAAATAATTGACTAGCTCGGCCTGCTCGGCTTGGCGTGTTTCACTATTTTGCCACGATGGTAAAGCTGTCGTTAAAGCGCGATGCTCTCGCTCTATAACTTGGCTTAATTCTTTTTGATGCTGTTCACTAATAGTCGCTTTGTTTTGCTCGTATGCTTGAGCAGCTTGTTGGCGCATGGTTTGTAATTTGCCATTGCGCTCCTGAAATTCTTGTCGTTTAGCCGTCCATTCGGTCGGATTGTTGATACGCAAATTGTCCCAATCGATAGACTGAAATTCAGTTTGTAATGTTTGCTGCACCTGGTTCAAAAACATAGCGCCTTCTTGCGCTTGCCTTTCCATTGCCTCGGCCGCTTGTTGTTGTTGCGACTGTAACTCAGCTTTTAACGCTTCGCTTTCTTGCGCTAATCGTTGCGCACGCTCGTTGTTCTGAAACGTGTCCTTCCATTCGCCTAAGCTAACTTCTTTTCTCTCGCCATTAGCATCGGTTATTGGAATTGAGACATTATATAAATCAGCTGTTTCTACGCCTAAATGTTCAGCTAAGTCGCTAATCGAGCTGACTTCTAACGCTTCTTCCTCTACCGCCTCTGCTGTTTCATCACTTGCTTGTGGCAGTTCTTCGGTTTGCTCCGCTTGTTCTGGTTGCTCTGGTTGCTCAGCTTGTTCTACTGGTTGTTCTGTCTCAACCGCCTCTAGTTGTGGCGCTGTTTCTACCGGCGCTGCCTCAGCTGGTGCTTCTGCTACCGGCTCTGGCGATAAACTTGCGCTAATACGTTCTTCGATACTTGGTTGCCTCTCAGCCATGATGTACTCCTTATCGCCTCTCAGCGTGTTTTATCAAGTTCCATTTGTGCCATTTTGCCGGTCGTCAATACGCTTTCAATGTGGCTAAACACCGAACGCGATGCGACTAGCATCTGGTATATCTTTTCTCGTTCCTCACTTTGATTCATGCTGGTGGTTTGCCAGGCTTCTACTAAATTGTTGGTAATCATTTCTTTAGTTTCGATGAACAACGGATTGCTCATTAAAATTTGCGCTTGGTGCGCACGCTCACGCTCTTTGATTAAATTGTTTTTATCCAATTTGCGTTACCTGGCCAGACTCATCACGAATAATAGGTTGGTCGCCTACTTGTATAATTAGCCCTTGTTCATCACGCACAATGGTTTTAGGCGATGATGAGCTTTGAGAAATAGCGTCAATGCGCTCGGCTATCTCTTGATTCTGCGCTAACAAACTCCCAATCAGCTCCCGCATTTCGGATAAGTCGACCGGCGATTCCGCTTTAGCTTCCGAGGTCACTAGCTTAGTGATGTTGTCTAACTGCGCTTTATATTGCGCTACCTCACTACTGCGCTCGGACTGCACCGCATCTAACTCTAAGTTCAAACGCGCTAGGGCTTGCTCGGTGTCTTGTTTTTCCATTTGCAGCTCTAAACTTGCGATCTTAGCGTCCGAATCGTTGGAGTTTTTAAACTGTGTTAATTGCGCTTTCATCCGCTCAATGTCAGCTTTTAACTGCGTTTCTTGCATAGTCAACTCTTGCTGGCGCATCTTTAACTGTTGCTCCATCTGCATTTGTTGCATCTTGACCTGGTTGGCGTCGAGCTTGCTTTGCGCCTCCATCATTAACGCTTGTGCGTGCGTCTTAGCTAACTCGGCCTGCATGTCGGGTTGCGGTGGTGCAGGTGGAATAGTTCTAGGATCTGTGAAATACGCACTTGGCTCTAAGCCAAACGCATCAGTCATATCAGCTAACGATTGATACAACTGATAAGGCTGTACAATGGAACCTAACCCACCGGCTTGTACTTGCTCCATCTGTTTAGCCATGATTGAGTCGAGCGCTACCATGCGTCTTTCGCGTGATACCGTACCAACTCCAACCGTAATCGTGGTATTAACCCGCTCACGCCACTCACTAGGGTTAAACGCACCAAACTGGCCTGATACATTGACCACCATTTCTTTATCCTGGTGCGTCATCAATAACCTATGGATAAGTTTAAAGACTGTTCTAAACCCAACTTCAGCAACAATGCGTGCAATCAGTTCGATTTTCATGCGTGCCGAGTCATACGCTAACGCCGCAACGCCAGTATTCACATTGGCTAAACTGTTCTTATCTAAGCCAGCCACCTCATTGCCTACGCCCGTACGCTGTTTACGCACTTCATCCAGGTAATTAACCATGTTATAGGCTTCTGGAGGCAGGCTATTGTGTGGCATTGGCGTGATGTAACTACTCGCACCGCCATCGCCTTTAAACCGCACCACGCCGCCAGGACGCGAGGTTAGCAAGTCATCAAGGTTTACATGTTGATCATTAACTGCCGTTCGGCTGTTGTTTGCTAGATAGGTGTTATCAAGCATCGAGCGAGTCAATGTTGATTTGATCAACTGCAAGTCCATTGTCAGGTCTGCAATCGACATACCGAAAAACTTGTGCGGCATTAAGATAGGACTAACGCAAGCAAACGGCACAAAATCAACTGGCTCTATACTTAACAATTGGCTAGATGATGAACTGTAATTGCCACCAGCCATGCAAACTTTCAATAATTCTGCGATGCCATCGCCGTCCCTATCCACATCAACGTAGCACTCACTGATCCAGTACATCCGCATCGACTCGGTTTCTGAGTAGTCAAACGGCATTTGCTCGTCGGTATCATTGCGCCTGGCTAACTCTTCCGGCGTCAATACGTCGTCGTCAAACGGCAGACTGCGGATGGTGTCAATGTCATAACCCATCTGCACTAATTCAGTGAATGATTTTTGCGTCCTGTGGTAGCAGAAGTTAGTGTCCTCAGCGTACGGACTCCTAGCATAACGCGCTATACCAAACTCTTCCGGGGGTACAGGCTCTATACGTATCCGGCCTTTTGAGGTGGTTTCCCTGAAGGTACAATCAAGCACGCCAGGCTCAGTCTCCTCAATCTCTAACAACTCCCGCTCGACGTTTGGATCCATCATTAATTGGCCAAACTGAATTTCATCTAAGCCGGTGTAACTTTCTTTTGTTTCTTCCGGCGTATCATCCCAATATATTTTTAATATGCCGGTCTTAGACAGTAAGGCATCTTTGAGCATGGTGTAGGTGTTGTAGAAGCCGCGATTCTGTTTCCAGAAAACGTGATTGACCACTTCGGTTTCAATCTTAGCCTGCTCAATGTCGTCGCCGTTGACCGGATCAAACTGCACCATGTTATCCACATCAGTGAATATGCGTACTAAAGACGGCAACATCCACTCAACCGTTTCCATTACTTCGCGTGTTACAACACTAGAACGACCTTCGACCTCGTTTCCATAAGGCTCGCCGTAATAGTAATCTAGCGCTTCTGCACGTTCGTTTGATACATCACCACCATCACGCCCTGCCGCGTTATCCATCTCTGATCGACATATCGCTGCTATTTGGTCGTCGGTTACTGGTTGTGCTTTAGCCATTAAACTATTCCTTGTTCGCCGTAATCTAACGGCTGCCAACTAATATTCGGTGCTTTAAACATCGCACCATAGCGAAACGAATCAGCGGCGTGAGACGCCCAATCGTGCTTCGGTTTCAATCTGAATGTTCTGTTCTTGTCGTCGTACTCGGCTCGATACTGGCGCAACGCATCTAAACCGCGCTTACACCGCAACTCATCAAACCAGCAATTCTTTAGCATCCGGCGTACTGCCTCAATGCCATCCTCAACTCTATCCGCTGCCATTACGTGCGGCTCTATGCCTAACGTTTGAAGCGTTTGGACTCGTGTTTTACCTGTATCTAACGACCTGGCTTTAACATCATGCGGAAATACATGGTGCGAATACTGATAGCCGCCTTGTCGCTTGTCATCAAGTAATTGCGTGTAGTGGCTTAACGGCTCGCCTGAGTTCTCGTAGTAATCAATCAGCCGTACTTCAGTCCCAACACGTTGAGCAAACCAAATAGCTGTACTATCGCCGATGCCTAAGTCCCACCAGGTTTCAACTTCTAACGCGGTATCGTGAGCCACTTTGCCTATACGGTTTTCTGTCTCTGCTTCCTCGAGCAATCGACCGTAATAAGAACCCATTACCGCCGCCTGCCAGGAACACTCAAACTCTTGTCGATATTGTTCTTCGGACATTGCTTTTTTAGCAGCGTCTAATTCTTCCTGCTCGACGTATTCAGTATCACTGGCTTTATGCAATCTAACGTACCAGTCAGAATCGTCTTTAACCTCTGAGTACATGTCATAAAAAGCATTGTGTCCCATTGGCGTTCCAATAAAGATGGCGCCACCTTTTCTATCAGCTAACGCTGGCCTAATTACTTCTGGCCACAATCGTTCTGACATTTGCGCGTATTCATCCATCACGCAATCATCGAGATAGATGCCTCGCAACGTATCCGGCGAATCACCACCGTATAAGCTAATGCGTGCGCCATTAGGGAAATCAGCCCTTAACTCGGCTTCGTTGTACTTGATGCCAGGGATCGGTCGAGAGAATGTTTTAACCATATCCCAAGCAACACTCTTAGCCTGGCGGTACAAAGGCGCAATATAAGCAAACCTTGGATTTTCTTTAGTGCTGGTGCAAGCCGCTTTAATCAGCTCATTCACCGCGAATACGGTCTTGCCAAAGCGTCGATGGCAAACTAATAATTTAAAACGTGCTGGGTTGTTGTGGGCTTCGCGTTGTAATGGTCGAGGGCTGTAAGGGATCTCAATTATTGCCATCTAACCATTTAACCGTAATGCCGCCGTCCACTTCTTGCTTTTGCGTTTCTTTCCAGCCCATACGTGCTTTAGACCACCATATAGCGGCTGTTGTATTGCCGCCGGTGGCTTGTCGGTACAGCGATTCGGCTATCTTTGCGTTAGCTTTAGTCATGCCGACCGATAGCTCGTTCTTAAACTTGTTATACATCGTGGCCTTACATACCGCTTCGCCTGTATTAGGATTAATGACCATTTTAGCCATGTCCTCAACAGGGATACCGTAGCCAGCCATCGCTTCAACGCTTTTACGTTGTTCATCGGTTGGATCGAATACTTTATTAACCACGCTCGGCCACCTCGCCTGTAAAATCTTCCCAGCGCTTGACCGCCACATCGACGTAAGCAGGGTTTAGCTCAATAGCGTGTGCAACACGTCCTGTCATCTCAGCGGCTATAATTGTTGTTCCGCTACCGCTAAACGGTTCATATACTGCCTGACCAGGCGATGAGTTGTTTTCAATAGGACGTTTCATGCACTCGACAGGCTTTTGCGTGCTGTGTCCTGTTTCGCTTTTCATTGGCTTGCTAATATCCCAGATCGTTGTTTGCTTGCGACCTCCAACGTAATGACCTGTCTTTTTGTCTTTTACCGCGTACCAGCAAGGTTCATGTTTGGGATGGTAATCACCACGCCCAATCACCATATTGTTTTTAGCCCATATGATCTGTGCGCGTATGTTAAAGCCGTTATCGATTAAGCTATTAGCGACAATATGCGCTTTTTTATCAGCGTGCCACACATACGCCACGTCCCCAGGGAACAGCGCCCAGGCTTCCGACCAATCAGCTTGATTGTCGTTTGCTACTTCGCCAACAGCAAAAGCACCATAAGATTTCCCATCGGGTCTTTTTGCATTGTTTCTCCAGCTAGCATCATACTCAACGCCATACGGAGGATCGGTGACCATTAGATGCGGCTCTACGCCGTTTAAGCATTTAGCCACAACATCCGCGTCTGTACTGTCGCCGCAAACTAAACGATGTCGCCCTAATATCCACACATCACCTAAACAAGCGGTCGGCTCATCAGGAACGTCAGGCACATCATCGGGATCGGTTAGCCCTTCGTTTGTATCTAAAAACCCTGCCAACTCGCTATCACTAAAGCCCGTCAACGACAGGTCAAACTCTAGCGCGTCCAAGCCAGCCAACTCACCCTGTAACAGCTCAACGTCCCAACCAGCGTTTAGGCTTAGTTTGTTGTCAGCTAAGATGTACGCTTTACGCTGTACTGGCGTGAGATAACTTAGATCAATAGTCGGCACGCTTTTAAGCTGTAACTTACGCGCCGCTTGTACTCGACCATGACCAGCAATAATTCCGTTATCCCCATCCACTAGCACTGGGTTAGTAAAACCAAACTCTTTAATGCTTGCCGCTATCTGCGCAACCTGATCGTCAGAGTGTGTCCTGGCGTTATTGGAATACGGTATTAAATGTTCGACTTTAATCTCTTTTATAGCGTCTACTTTCATAACGCTAAGTCTTTGATTTTATTCATATTGGCTCTCACCACGATAGATTGTAGACCTATTAACTCTCGCTAACGATCCACGTGGAACATCACCAGGCTTTACAGCTCCAATACCTAGCCTTAGTTTTTGGCCCAGGTGTTGCGCAGTTATGCCTAGCTCTAAAATTACTTCTGCGTCCAGGTTGGTCTTTCTTAATCTTCATATTAGGGTCGCCAAATGTCACTCGGCGTACCTTCCCGCCTTCCTGCACAAATACTTCGCTTTTCTTTCTGCCGTAACTAACGTCGCCTTGGCGTATTCTTCTTGGCTTGTTTAACGTAACTGTGCGGCCTCGATACTCAGCCATTACTTGCCTACTTTTTTCAAAGCCATTATTTTTTTCTAGGTCTTGGTTTTATTGAACCTAAAGCACCACCTGTTGGCGCAGAAGCTCTTCTGCGAGATATTTTCTTCTTCGTCTTTTTTGGTGGCCGGCCTCTAACATTGCCGTACGTTCCTTTTCCCATTGGCATGATTACTTCCTTTTTTTCTTTTTAACTGTTTTTGCAGCTTTTTTAAACGATTTGGCTGTCGGAGCGCCTTTTGTGCCAGGCTTCCTCATCTTTTCGTTAGAACCTGCTTTGATTCTTTTGCGTTTGGCGTGGATATTTGAATATAAACCTGGCTTAGCCACCCTTAGCTCCTACAATAATAAAAATAACTCATCGTCATCTAATAACTTCTTTTGCCAAGCATCAGCACGCACTTTGCTGGGGCCAGCCAATCGGTTATCGATACGTTTGGTTTTGCGAGTAATTAATAAACCTAAATTCTCATCACCTAGCGCATTGGCTAACTTAGCTTCATCGCTGGTTTGTGATTTACTGCGCTCTAACAGCTCCCTTTCTTCCTGCGGATTCTTTACCAGGACACGTTGACCTTGTACCTGGACTCGTCGTGGATAGCGCACTATTTCTTTTTGCCAAATGTAGAAACAGCCCAGCGTATTCCCATGCTCGCCGCGATAACTGCGCAAAATAATGGCCCATACCAACTTGGGCTGTGTTCAGCTAAATGGATCCATCCTTGCTTTACATATTCTTGCGTCCAAGGCAAAAAAGAACCAATAAACGGGGCCACAACTACCGCCATCGCAACTTCATCTTTATAGCTATATTGGGTTTGCTTTAACGCTTCTAAATCATAATCGCCTACGGTTTGAGCCGCACTTTCTAGTCTTTTTATTTGTGCGTTAGTTTGTGCTGATTCTAGGTCTAGCTTATGTTTTTGCTTTACCGCCCTAGTTTCCATGAAACCTTTAGCAATCCCCAAAACTGGCCCCAAAAATGCTTGAAACATTTAATAACTCCAGATAGTTGGCCGTAAGCCTTCAGTAATTGTGTCCAAATGTAGAAAGCGGCCACCGCCTTTCTGCTTCACGCCAATCCCTGTAAAGCCCATTGCCATAGAGGCTCTCAAAGTTTCATAAGCGAACGAGCGGTCTACAGCTAGGTCGACGGCCTTGCCAGTAGTGTGCGGGCCTGTTTCGCCTGTCCCTGATACCTTACTATTATGTGATGGACACCGAAAACCAGACGAGACACGTAGTGGTTTGTTTAATTTTGAGCGCAATTCATCGAGCATCATCAAAAACTGCGGATCCATTGGCGCTTGTTCGCACCCGCATTTGCATTGCAATTCAGCTTTAGAAAAATACTGGCTACTGTCCATGCCGATCAACTACCCATGCACCAATGGTTGCAAGCCCTGAAAATATAGCCAGGACAGCAGCGCCTATAGCCGACTGCCATACTTTTTCCCACCGTTTATTGCGTTTTACTTGCCGCTCAATCTCATCGCGTAACCATTGATGATGTTGTGCGTGTTCTGAGGTATTTTGTGATTGCTCGATAGCAGCAGCTATCAGTTGCGCATCTTTTTCACTGATAGCCATAAGTCGCTCATAAAAAAAGCCAGCACTCGGCCAGCTTTTTAGTTAGAAATCGTAATTATAGACTTATTATCCGTATTTTTTCCGCAAACACAAGCATTTTTATACGTTTGCCGCACCCTACTAAAACATGATCTTTTAGTACCTTGACAAACTATGTTTTATTTGTTTAGCGGATTTTCTAAAGCTCGTTTAATTCGCAAGTCTAACTTTTCCTCAAGCCCATCAATTTGATCATCCAATCGCGCCATCTTATCGGCTAACCGTCCCTCAAAAGCTGTGATCATTTCTCGAACAGACTCTACATTAGCCCTATTCCTAAGATCTTGTTTATCTAAATTTCGGTACAGCGTCGCTATATCTTCCCTGGTCTGATTGCGCATATCGACCACTAGCTCTTTTGTGGCTTCGTTGTCTTGTTTAAATAACTCAACCGTCGCCTCGATACCCGACAGATCTGGAGCGACATAACTTTGTATTTTTTTCTCCATCGAAAGGTATCGGCTATATAGCTCAAAGCCACCCCATAAACCACCGATAATTGTTCCAACCAATGGGACTATCAATAACAGCTTTGAGCCTCCAATTTTGATGCCGCCATACTCTATTTCTGCCATTGTTGTTCCTCCATTTGTAAATAAAGCTCGTTTTCTGTGGCAAACCAAAACCTTGAATAAGGATGATCGTAATTTGTACCGCCTGATAACTCAGTCGCTTGGTACCAGGTTGGATTATCAACGAGCTGATTGTTGTAACTTGATATATCTGTGCCGTAAGTCATTGCGGCTAATGCGACGTTTTGCACCTGTGAGGTTGTGTAACTCTCGGCCAACTTAGCTACAATTGCCGTTGCCACTCGTTTAGCGATCTCTTGTTTAGTTGGTTTTGTCTTACTTTTAGGCTGATTTGCTACTTTTTTGGACGCCTGTGGTGCTTTCTTTTCGCTTTCACTAGGGCTAGATGCTGTTCGTGTGGCCATAGGCGCTTCATTTTCTGGCTCAACTGGCGTATTTTCGACCTCCGGCTGGCTTTCAACTACTGGTTCAGGCTCACTTGGCGTAGGCTCAACAGGCTCTATATCAAAACTTTCCACAGTTAATTCAACCTCAACTTCTGCATCAAATGTTGCGATTGGCGCTATTTCAATCTCAGGCTCTAGCTCCATTGTCGGCATATCAACAGTCGGAACCTCCACTGGCTCACTCACTTGGGCCATAACAGCTTGTGTTGTTATATCTGTTTGATCGTCAAAGTTCACAATCGATGGTGGCTCAATCTCCACAACCGTTGGCAGTTCAACTACTTCCGGCTCGACTGCTTCGGTGTCAGCAACCGCCTGTACTGCAGCTAATCGTTCTTCCTCTATTCTTTCTTCCTCCAGACGCAAACGCTCTATTTCTGCTAATCGCGCTTCCTCTAAAGCAACCAACCTCAAGCGTTCAATCTCTGCTAGGCGTTCTTGCTCTAGCCTTTCAGCTTCCAACCTAGCGGCTTCAATCTCTGCTAGGCGCAATGCCTCGGCTTCTTCCAATGTGGATAACCTCGCCAATCGGTCGTCTAAAGAGTTAGTAACATCTAAAACGTAATCATCCATTAGCGTATTTTCAATCAGCCGATAGATTTCTGAGCTGATGTATTCAATCTGTGTGTAGGTACTAATCACAAACGCATCGCTAAATTGCGGCCCCCATAGCCCAGAACCATAGCCATCATCTTTACCTGTAAGAGACATTAGCGCATCAAGCGCTTCATAAGTGTTTGGCGCAATGTCCTGGCTAAACTCGTAATCTTTTGAGCCGCCATAATCTATGACAAAATTATGCGTGTATTTTTCGACCGATTCATTGTTATTAAATAACTCCAGGGCAATCGTTAAACTATCCTTACAATCACCATTCGTATCAGCGCACAATGGCAATGACGCATTTGAGCTATGGCTTTTAACTGTAGCTCCATAATCTAAAGTAAAGCCTGCCTGTATTTCTTCGATTGACATGCTGTCGTTAAGTTTAATTTTGTCAGTATAAAACGTGCCACCTTGATACCCTGTGCAATTTGAGCCTGTCACGCAATAACTACGAAAATTTGTCGTCGAGGTCGCATCGCCCGATGTATTCCAAGTTGATATGCCTGGCACCAAGTTTCCTGTTTTGCCAGCGCTGGTGCTTTGCGTTGTTATTGTCTCGACATTGCAATTAGCCAAACTGGTACAGGTCGCATTGTCATCGGCTAACGCGGCCCCAATAAACAAATAAACTAAACATATTAAATACCGCACATTCCCTCACATTCGTCTAAAAAAGACAGCTGACCTTGCGATTCTGGAGTAATAAAATCAATTTCATCCAATGGTTTACCGCTTCTATGTAAAAACGGCGTACCGTTGAGATTATTTTTTTTTCTAATTTCTTTATCAAATTTAATTACGTTTTGCCATTCGTCACTTGGCCCATTTTTAATCCGTAACCATTCTTTATCGCTATGAAACGGACAACATAAACAAGCGCTTCTTGGCGGTGACGGATAATTATTTTTTTGCATCCATTCCAGACAATGACCGCGAGTTAATTTGTTTTCGATTAAGGGATACACATTTCTTTGCCATTTGTTTGTAAAAGGAATTTTGCATCGCTGAATTTCATCTAAAGAAATCCCCATCCACATATCAACAACATGATATTTTGGAGCGTGTTGTTTCGGCTTTAGCCCTAAAACATTTTTTCTTACATATTGCTCGATGGGTTTTATTTTATAATCAGCAGTACATTGACGTTTTCCTAAACCTATTTCACCACGTTCATTTTTTACAAAATACGGCACGCGATTTTTGTTGCCGGCTAATTCATCGTGATATAGATTGCCATGCGTAACTCGCTTTATCGGAAATGGTAATTGTTTTTCTAGCCAATCTAACCATCGATACACTTGCGCTGGCTCATAACCTGTATCAGAAAATATGGCTACATCAGGCATTGGTTTAATATTACCTTTTGCCGCCATTAAAGCTAAAGCGCTACTTTGCACGCCTGCACCAAGCGATAAAATTGTTTTAATCGTAAACATATTTGACCTCGCCTTTATGGCGTTGCCATCTGCCAGACTTGTATTTGGTTTTTCTTAGCTGTTTCCAATCTGGTCTTTCATGTGGATTTTCTGTCCATTTCGTTTTAGCAGCGTCGCCGATAAGCCCCTGGTAAGGACATGGCGTGCCTGCGTGCAGCATTGACTGAAAAACAGTTGGGTCAGTACATAAAACAGAAATCGCCGCAACTTTCATATTCATCATGTACAGCTGACGCGACAGTTTTATTAATTTGCAGTTTTCATCCTCGAACGTCTTAGCAGCCGCCAAGCCCACAAATGTTCCTTGAACGCCTACGCTCGCACCCACCGCGCAGGTATCTTGAATAGAGCTAATGATATTAGGAGCTGAGGCAGAGCTTACGGTGCGGTCTATGGTAGTCGTGCCAGATAATGTCGATGATATGGTGTTGGTTTGCGCCTCGACTTTCTGAACGATCGGCGTGGCGCACCCGACTAAAATTAAAATAATAAAAGCAATTATATATTTAACCATCACCGCTCCTTGGTTTTTTCTTCGTTACTTTCTTTTTTTTCTTAATTGGCTCAACTTTTGCCATTGGTTTTTCCGGCAAAATCTCCTCTTTCTTTCGATAAACACGAACAAGTTTATACAAGCCATAAATTACTGCCGCACTGAATAAAATTTGTATTAGATCCATAATTTTTAATCCTCAGTTTTTGTTGTCATTAATTTTGCGTTTAATATTTCCCAAGCTAATGCCGCAGTTTGTGGCACTACCCCATTACCAATCGCCATTAACCTAGAAATGCGATCATCGGTATCATCTATTCTTGTCCAGCCAACAGGCAGCCCCATCAATTGCTCGCACCAATCAGGATTTAATTTGCCAGACCGCTTTTCTTTCATTTTGCTAACTAATGTTTCGCCTCGTTCTCCGTTCCATGTATCTTTCATATCGCTTTTGGTTGGCGTCGGCCAGTTCTTTGCCGCTTTAACTCTCAAACTATTGGCCGTTCCAACATGGCTCGTATTCATTTCCCAATCAGTAGGCCCTGCGTGCTTTCCGTCTTGGTGTCTAGGTGTTGGCCAGTTAGACAACTCTTGGTTCTTCCCATTCATGCTGGTCTTGTCCTGGTCTGGCTGGGAAAGCTCCCCATTCAATGCCATTGCTGTTAAATTCTTCGATCTCTGAGTCTTTTCCTGCCCATCTTTCTGTAAAGAATATTTTTGCACTGTCCACGCTTCCGGCGTCGGCCAAGATAAACACTCTTTTTCTTTGATGAGGAGCGCCGACTTCTTCCGCTGAGAATATTCCCCACGTTGTTCGATAACCCAGTTCTTCCAGATCTGAGATGACTGTGGAGAGTCCCAACGTAATATGTCCTTGCACGTTTTCGAAGAAACATTGAATAGGTCGTATTGTTCTGATGTGTTCTTTGATGTAGGGCCATAGGTGGCGTGGATCATCTTCCCCCCCCGTCGACCGGCTTGGCTAAACGGTTGGCAGGGATAGCCTGCAAGTAAGAGATCAACCTTGTCTCGAAAGATCTGTGCTGGGAAGGTTTTAAGATCTGTCCACAAAGGCGCTGAAACCATTTGTCCCGCTTCCATTTTCTCAAGAGTGAGCTTTTGGACATAGGCTTCGATCTCACAAAAAGCGATGAGGCGATGATCGTATCCAGCAAGCTCAAGTCCTCGCTCGATGCCACCATATCCGCTACATAGTGAGATGACAGTGGGTAATTCTTCGGTAATATCCACATTACGCCGCCTTTAAAAATCCTTTCAAACACGCTTCGCCCTGACTTTTTAAGGTATAAAAACGCGTCTGGCTTAACTTAAATTCTTCGATAGTTTTGTCCTTGCCGTTAATATGAAAACTACGAACCACCGTTACAGCCAAACCGCAGTCGCTTTGAATTAAATTGTTCATGGCTAAATTAATTTTATTAAGGCTAGCTGGTGGGATGACGCCTTTCGGTAGACTGCCGCAAAATTCAGTATCACCTGGCGCATGCAAAATACGCCAAATCGCAGTCGAAGATGGATAGCTGCCGGTTTCAGCGTTAGAAAACCATCGCGCCCAATCCTCTAATAATGGCGTCAGCCAATCATTCTTCAACGCACACCTCCGCCCAGTCTGTTTCGCTTATTAGTATTCCGTCCCTAGTCTGTTCAGCATCAAATGTTCTAAATTCCAGCACGACACGCCGACCATCAATTAACTGCAATAAATCAGTTTCGTCGGTATCAACTACACGCAAACGCAAATCAATCATAATTAACAAACTCCAGGTACCCTGTAACGCCGTCATCGCGTAACTTTCTAAGACGTCGGTATTCTTCCCTGTAATGCTCCGACATTTCTTTTTTATCTGCTTTGCTATATTTAATTCGAGAGTCGTTGACGCGCTCCCTCAACAGCTCCATGTGTCCTTCGCCTAAATAATTGTTAAGCCAGGCCATAAAATGCGGTGGATTTTCGGTGAAATAGCGATGCTGATAATGTGTGAGTGCAACGGCGTTCATGCCGTTCCAACGAACAGTTTTATTGCGTCGACCATAAATATGACAACATTCGAGCCCCTGGCATTTGCCTTTAATCTGGCCTTCATCAAAAACTAATTGCGTCGATTCGCACGTCCAGTTAGATCGCTCTCTAATGCAGAGAGAAAACCAGTTATCTAATGCATCGCGTTTAATCATGATCTTCTTTGATTGGCATTAATAGAACGCCAGACGTCTATGCCCATGATCCATTGTTCGCGCTGTAAATGAAGCAATGTTTTTTCGTACTCAGCAGCACTTAGTTTTTTAACGGCAACTTCGTACTCAGCAGAAATCAATGCTTGTTTCTCGCGTTCGGCAACGGTTCCACCGTTTGGCATGGCCGCTGCTTTGGCTATCTTTAGCCCTTCCTTAGCAGCAGTATAGACAGCGCAAGCATTAGCATAAGCGTGGTCTGACTCACCTAAATCATTTAGCCACTTCTCCACCATGTGCTCGTTTGGTAATGACACTGTTTACGTAACTCTTAGCTTCGGGCAAACGCCAAAAGTTCTTGTGAATGATTGCATTTTCATAAACGAGGTAGCTCCATTTATCAGTAACTTTTCCAGCAACAATACGAAATTCACCTTTTTCAAGAACATACTTATCCACCTTTCTCCAGCGTTTGGATGATGTTTTTAATGTTTTTGAGGCCATTGGTTTTTTGTTCCGGCGTTCTTTTTTCTGTCAAAGCCACGACGTTGCTGTGATATTTAGGTGTTACTTTCTTACAAGCCCTTATAAATTCGGGGAGGGAAGGGGGAAATTTGTGGTTGTTGTCAATCAATTCGTCGATGCCGATTGTTATTTTCTCCACCCCCAATTGATATAATTTTTTTCTCCAAATTTGAGAAGGCTCGTTGCCAAACTGTTTAGTCCAGGCTTTGCCGTATATCTCCTCCATCGCGGCCCAAAATCTGTTGGCTATTTGTTCATCTGTTACCATCTCGTTCCTCATAGTTCACGCCCGTCCCAAATCGCAAACTCTTTATCGTGATGTTTATCTCCACCAGCTTGCGACTGACTTAGGAGCGATCGGGCCTAGTTTCCACACTATCCAGTTTCTTACGCTGGCCAATCGGAGTAGCCTCATTTGATATACCGCTCGGCTATCTGCGGCTCTGAGATAAACGGCTCAGTCCTACCTAATTTTTTAAACAGAGATCCAAACGGTAGAACCATCCCTAGTTCTGCCAGAATCGCGTAACAAGTATTTTTTAGTCAGCTCGTTTACCCTGGGGCAAACTGTTTGTAACTTCATTCCATTGCTTTCGGCTATCTCGTTGTTAGTCGCTCCATGAAAAGAACGGCCTTTCACAAAAGCCAATACAATGGCTCGCTTAGTTGGTGCTTTTGGCTGAATGGCTTTAGCTGCCGCCTTGGATGTGCGGCTGCTACGCTGAAATGGCGCTGGCGCGTCAAATAATCCAATTTGCAGGTTCTCCATAACCTTTCTCCTTTTGAATACAAATAAAAGTTGTATTGGTCAAATTAAAAATACCAATAAAAGGTTAAGTGTGCAACTTTTAATATCAGGTATTGATTTTTTATTTGGTTTCGCGTAGATCTAAAGGGGTAGTGAAAACCGGCTGAGGGGTCAGCCAACGTTAAAGGGAAAAATAAGTATGGGTAAACTCAACATAGCCATGTTGCGTCAATTGATCATTCAAAAATTTGGTACAGCCAAACAATTTTGTGAGATTTATGGGATCACAGAAAATGGATTGCAAGGCTGGTATAAAACCGCCGAGCTTGCTGACAGTAAAATTGACCGAGTAGCTGAAATGCTAGGCGTTGATTCATCTGTTATTAATCAAAGCTCTGGTACTATTGATTCAGAGCAGTTTATGGCGACATTGAAAGAAATCAGAAAAGTAGCTGAACGAACCGGAGCAGATCCATTATCAGATGACATGATCCAATGGGCAATTTTTTGCATGTCCCCTGGAGAGACTGTTGCTGCTAATGAAAAAATTATTGAGAAAGCACTGAAATTAAAAGGTGCGTAGAAAAAGGTAAAATAGAAATGAGTGTAGAACAAGATTTAAGCGATTTAATAGCGCAAATGTGGGAGCAATCAGCACAACCTCTCAAGTCAGAAAACAGTTTTTTTTCAAAGATAGCTGTCAATATATTAAAGGAAAGTCCTATGGGCCATTCGTTACTTGCACGCGACGGCACAATCATTTGGGTCAATGACACATAC